TCAAGCTCGGGAACGTTGGCGTCGGGCAGTTCGTTGTTATCGATCACGGTACCTGGGTGGCATGGGACGAAATCTTTTTCGTGTCGATGATGCCGGATTCTTTTTTCGGCCACGATCAGAAACATATTCATTGGGGCCAGCGCGTTCTCGTCAAGAAGAATGGCGAAATCTGCAAGCTGCGCAACTCAGTCAAGGTGCGTCCCATTTTCGACGTCAACAACGATACGTTCACGTCTACGGCCGTCGAGCAAGAGAAAGCGAAGGCTGCCGCGCAGAAAAAGGAGCGCGAGGAAAAAGATGCGGCCGATCGGCGCAAGAAAGAAGCCTGCGATGAATTGATCAACAACGTCGATCAATTCCGCGTTACCGTTTTCAACAGCTACGATGACATGCAGAAAGAAATGGATCGCGTCATCGACCGGTATTATCAGGCGACGAAAGTGCAGCGGCTTATTTTTCATGGCACTAGCTTAAACTTCGCCGACCTCGCGCCCTGGTATCGGCGCAATCTGGGCGAGAATGCCAACCGCGTGTTCCGCATCGAAGTGAAGGATCGCAACGGCAATTTGATGCCTGACGTAGGCTCAGTCGAATTGTTCCTCAGGGGCGAGTGATGACTAAGCTGACGGATTGGGAAGAAGCCTTGGCTGCGCAGAAAGAACAGAAAGAAAACGCCAAGCGCGAAATGGATCAAGGCGCGCGTGCCGCCGACTTCCAATGGGACGAAAAATTGAACCGGCAGACTAAAGGCTTTCTAGTCGGCTATCAGGTTCGCTTCTTCGCGCTCTATGCCGCCGCCACGACGCCCGAAGAATCGGCCGCCTTTTTCGATGCGATCGGCAAGGGAATTGCCGCGCTCGGTATCGGTCGCCCCAACCAAAGGAAAAACTAGCCATGCCACTACAATGGGGCACAACCGACCAAGCCGCACTACACGGCGTCAAGATTCTCGCCTACGGCGGCGCAGGGTCGGGCAAGACGCACATGATCAGCACGTTGCCGGCGCCGGTCATCGCATCGGCCGAATCCGGGCTGCTGACTCTGCGCAAGTTCCAGATTCCGTTCGCGCAGATTCGCACGCTGATGGATATCGTGGAATTTTACAACTGGTGTAAGAGTTCGAACGAAGCGCGGCAGTTCGCATCAGTCGGCGTCGATTCGCTTTCCGAGATTGCCGAAGTGGTGTTGGCACACGAACTGAAACTGGCAAAAGACCCACGCCAAGCCTACGGCGAGATCATTACCAAGATGCTTTCGCTGACTCGGGATTTCCGCGACCTTCCCGGCAAGCATGTATACATTTCGGCCAAGGCGGAATGGTCGAAAGACGATGTGGGCCGCGTTATGTGGCAACCGATGATGCCGGGTTCGAAACTCGGCAATCAGCTGCCGTATTTCTTCGATGAAGTTTTCTATGCACATACTCAAGAATGGGAGGGCAAACGCTATCACGTGCTACAGACTCAGCTGAGCGCGCAAGTCGTTGCGAAGGATCGCAGCGGATCGCTACAACCTATGGAGCAACCGCATTTGGGCCAAATCATCAACAAAATCCTGGGAGCTTAAAAACTATGCAACTCAATTTCGACGCAACCAATGTCGCCCCGAATCTCGGGCTAGTCCCGGTTCCGGCCGGCATCTATATGTGCACCATCGTGGAACAAGAACAGAAGCCGACCGCGAAGGGTGATGCAGCATATCTCGCAATCACCTGGCAAATCACCGAAGGCGAGTTCACCGGCCGTAAGGTATTCGAACGCCTCAATCTGTGGAATGCAAATCCCACGGCCGTCGAAATGGCCAACGGCACGCTGTCCGCTATCCTGCGCGCGACCGGCAAGATTCGCGTTGGCGATTCGTCCGAATTGCTCGGCCAGTCCTGCAAGGTGGAGGTTTCCTTGCGCGGTGCGGAAACGAACAAGCAGACAGGCGAAGTCTACGAGCCGCAGAACCGCATCAAGGCTTACCACAGTCCTACGGGCCAGCCGCTCACCCAAATCGGCGGCGCACCGGGAGGAATGCCATGTGGTCAACCGCAACAAGCACCGCCGCAAGCTCAGGGTTTCCCGCCTCCGGGTGCGCCTGCCCCAGCTGCCTTCCAGCCACCGGCAGCCGCGCCAGCTTCGGGATTTGCACCGCCGCAATCTGGCGGAATGCCGGGTTGGGCGACCGGGCAGCCCATTGCCGCTCCGGTTCCGCAGGCGTCGGCGCCGGTCGTTCCGGCCGCTCCCCTGCCGATCAAGCGGCTCACGGCGAAGGCTAACGGCGCGACGATGGAGCAGTTCATCGCAGGTGGCTGGACCGAAGAAGCGATGATCGCGCAGGGCTATCTGGAAGTCGTCTCGCCTGTGCCGGCCGCTCCGGTTGCGCCTCCCATGCCGCCGCAGGCTCCGGCCGCTCCCGTCGCCCAGACGGCGCCGCAAGGCACGTGGCAGCCGCCGCAGGGCGCAAACCCGGTTGCACCGGGCGCAGGCGGCCCGGTTGCTCCCTGGGCTCAGCGTTAAGCTCGCTTAAGTTGTATCGTGGGTCTACGATAAGGGGCGGCTTCGCCCCTTATCTTTTCGGAGAACAAAAATGGCAGCAAAATATGATCCGCTGATGCACAAGCAGATGTACGGCGATATGGATGATATGAAAAATATCCTCCCTGTCGTCAAGGCGCTCTGGCTGCAAACCGGCGCGATGCACGCGCTGATTGAGGAAATTCGCAAGCGCGATGCAGTCGCCGCAGACAATTTCACTAACACGTTTCTCGTACCGTCGCGCAATGCGATGCTGCCGTACATGCCCTATCTCGTTAACCAATATCCGCAGAATTTCCCACAAGAGACGCGCGATCAATTCGGAGTCGGCTAATGGCTATCTGGAAAGCTGAGAAGACTCTCGCCGCGATCCATTACGCAATTATGGAGGATGGTGGTAATCGCTTCCGCTGGCTGGAAGGACAAGCGTTTCCGCTAATGTCGGATGCCTACCGAGCCGACGAGGATGCGCGCCGCTCGCATATGGGTGCCTCGCAAATCGGCAAGGAATGCGATCGTTCGCTTTGGTATGGTTTCCGCTGGTTCTCGAAATTCAAGCCGCGCGGCCGTAACGACGAAAGCGATTTGGAAGCAGGCTCGCGCATGATCCGGCTCTGGAATCGCGGCCATCTTGAGGAGGCAAGATTCCTTGCACTCCTGTGGTTAATCGGTTGCACGATCTATCAGCAAGACGCGGAAGGCAAGCAATTCCGCATCGCCGAGTTCGGCGGTCACTTTGGCGGTTCGGGCGATAGCATCGCTTACGGCGTGCCGGAGCTTCCGCACGGAATCCCGGCGCTTTCCGAATACAAGACGCACGGCGCCAAGAGCTTTGCAAAGCTCATTGAGCATGGCGTGCAGATGGCGAAGCCGGAACACTACACGCAGATGCAAGTATACATGTATAAGTTCGGCTTGCAGTATGCGTTATATCTCGCAGTCAACAAGGATACAGATGATCTCTGGGCCGAGATAATCATTTTGGATCCAGATATCGGCAAGATGGCGATTGAACGCGCCGGCCGGATCATCTTCGCCGAGCAGGCACCCAAGCGCGTGCGCTACGCCTCGCCCGGTTTCACGACGTGCCGTTTTTGCGACGACAAAGATGTTTGCTTCGGAACCGTCGCGCCGGAGCGCAACTGCCGCACCTGCAACGCCTCTTTGTTCGGATTGAACGGCGGAATCGTTTGCACCGATACTGGCGAAGTTCTCGACAAAGCGAAGCAAAAAGTTGGTTGCCAAAATTATCGAGTACATGGTGCCTATCGATGATCTGGGCGCAGTTCCGCGATTACCAGCTGGAGGGCATATCTGCCCTCTGGCAGTATTTCCAAGAATACAATGGCAATCCGCTAGTCGCGATGCCTACCGGCTCGGGCAAGTCTTGGATCATTGCCGGCTTCGTTCTGTCCGTTTTCCAGCATTATCCCCAAACGCGCGTTATCGCCTGCACGCACCACGAAATTTTGATCGAGCAGAATCACGAGAAGCTTCTTAAGATTTGGCCAACTGCGCCGGCAGGCATTTATAGCGCCGGCCTAGACCGTCGCGAAGTCGCGCCGATTACATTCTGCGGTATCCAGAGCGTCTGGAACAAAGCCGAAATGTTCGCCCACGTCGATCTTCTGATCATTGACGAAGCGCACCTAGTTTCGCCGAAAGAAGACACGATGTATCGCAAGTTCATTGGCGCACTCAAGGCACGCAATCCGCTGCTCAAAGTAATCGGCTTGTCGGCTACTTGCTATCGCCTTGGGCTCGGCATGCTGACCGAAGGCGATATCTTTACTCACGTCTGCTACGACATGACGACGTTAGAGAAGTATAACTGGCTCGTCGCGAATGGTTATATTTCGCCGCTCGTCGCGCGCAAGACAAAATTTGAAATCAACGTCGACAACGTTGGTATGCGAGGCGGCGAATATATCGAAGGACAGCTACAGAAAGCCGTCAATAAAAACGAGATTACGCAGGCCGTCATTCACGAGCTAGTGCAGAATCCGGATACGTTCAATCGCAATCGTTGGTTGCTATTTGCCACTGGCGTCGATCATTGTGATGCAGTTGCCGACATGCTTAACCGTTGCTGCGTCCCGACCGTATCTGTCCACAGTAAGAGCAAGACGCGCGACGAGGATTATGAAGCGTTCGAAAAGGGTCGCGTGCGTGCTTGCGTTGCAATGAACTCAATGACAACCGGCGTCGACATTCCGGAAATCGATTTGATCGCGATGCTGCGGCACACGGCGAGTGCTTCCCTGTGGGTACAGATGCTCGGGCGAGGTACGCGGCCGGCTCCTTGGGCGTCTAAAGAAAACTGCATCGTTTTCGATTTCACGAGTAATACTCAGCGGCTAGGCGCGATCAACGATCCGGTCATTCCGAAGAAGCCGAACGGCAAGAAACGAATGACGCCGGGAGTCGCGCCGGTCAAGACTTGCCCGAAGTGCGCAACGTGGAACCCTACGCAGACGCGCTTTTGCGGCGGCTTTCCGCATCCAACGATTGCCGGCTGCGGGTTCGAGTTCCCGGTGTCGGCGAAGATCGGGCTAGAGTCTTCTGGACTACCGGTGATGAAGCTTACTGAAGATCAGATAACCGTGCTGGAGCTAGACATTAGTAACGTCATCTATCGCCGGCACGAACCGCGTAATATGTCGAAGCCGCCTAGCCTGATGGTGACTTATTTCTGCCAAGGGCCGGAGAAGGTTGAGAAATTTCGCGAGTATATTTGTTTCGAACATGCGGGACTCGCGCGCACGAAAGCTGAGACTTGGTGGCGCGAGCGTTACCCGGACGCCGGCATTGTCGGCGCGCCGATGACTGTTTTAGATGCGGAGCAGCTTACCGGATTCTTGCGGATTCCCACGAAGCTGCGCGTTTGGTTGAAAGAGCCATACTCGGAGATACTTGGATATGTATACTAAGCAACAAATAAACAAAATCGCTAAAGGCATGTTCGAGTCTCTTACGAAAGCTCGCGTTGCCGATTCGTGCTGCTTGGATTGTATACATTTCAAGGAGCGCGAAGGCGAGCTTTGCAGCCTCGTAAATGCTCGGCCGCCTGCGCGAGTCATCGTAAACGGTTGCGAAAGGTTTGAAGATATACCTTTCTAAACCTGGTTGCCAAGTTGGCTAGGTTGTAGTAAGATGCTCTCACGGTCGGGAAACGGCCGCCAACCTAAAGAGGTAACGAAAATGTCTTTCTCGATCGACTACATAACGTTCAAAAAGCGCGGCGTCAACTATCTCGGCCGCGATATCGGAACGATCATCGTAACTTTCGGCCAGAAAGTTGTCGAAGCGCTCGCCGTTCGCTATGCAACAGGCGATATCACAGTTGCCGGTTTTGTCGGTCGCTATCGGACTTCGACAAAGGCGTGGAACGTCAACATTCGCTTGACCGAAGATAGCTGTATTTCGTTGTGGTGGGGTCGCGACGAGCGCACCGGCAGATTCAACAAAAACGAAGGCGTTAGTTGGGAGCCTGAATTGTTCTTGAAACAAGGTAACTCCCGTTTTTGGACCGCCGAATAAATCCTGGAGGAAAAATGCACGTTCTAATTGATTGCAATAACTATCGGGCGATTGCGACGCACGATAACCCGCGCGCGCTCTGCCTGCTCGCCTACATCCAATTCGCGAACGTCGATGTTTGCGTCATGCCGGTGGAAGACGGCCGACCCTACGCGCAGTTCAACGGCGAGGAATTGGACAGCATCTATCGCGGCATCGTCAACGACGTTACATACATGCTCAAGACCGAGCCATATAGCGATCAGATCGGCCGCACGCGTAAAATGATCCTTGCGGCGACGCATCTGCGCTTGCCGTTCTCGGTCGAGTTCTTGGAGGAACAGGCAGCTTGTATCAAGGAAACCGACGACAAGCCTTACTATATCAGCACGGACCTAAAATCGCCGAAACCAATCAAGGCGAAGGCGTGGAGCGTTTCCCCACAGGTAAACCGACCACGCGGTATTCCAGCCGGCAAACCGACTGCGCGGCAGCTAACCGAGCAGCGCGGCCCGGTGGTAGCCGGCCAAACGCTCGTCCAGACCCTCCCCCCTGCGGCGCCCAAGAGCGTGCCGAAGGCGCCGAAAGCTCCGCCCGCACCGAAAGCCGCATCGATCCCAAAACAACCTCGCGCGCCTCGCGATACGTCTGAGCGGCCGGTCCAGAACGGTATCCGTCGCCCAGGCGCTGGCGGGAAAACGGTCGTACCCTGGGAAGTCGCAGATAGACTTGTAGCTAAAATGGGCAAAGAGGCTGCGAGCGATTCAAAAGGCTTCCGTGCTTATGTTGCATCCGAATGCGCAAAGCTCGGTTGCAATCCCAATATGGTTAACGCGCAATACCGCGACTGGTCTCTTTTCCATGGATTTTGGAAAAACGGCAAGAAGTGATTGCCATTTGAAAAAAGTGCGTTTACTATAGCTCCGCCGTCGCAACCGACGACAACTGAAACTTAACCAACGAGGAAACGAAAATGAGCAAGAATACGAAAGCCACGAAAGCTCCGGCCGCCCCGAAGGCAGCGAAGGCCACGCGCGCGACCTTGCCGGAGAAGAATGGAATCAAGCGTCCGAAGGATGGCGGCAAGACTGCCGTACCGTGGACGATTGCCGACAAGATTACCGAGAAGGCGGGCCGTCCTGCGCTGCGTTCAGAAGTCCTCAC